GCAACAGCAGCAATGGAAACAAGATAGTAGCCGCCAGAACCAACAGGGAAGGAAAGAGTGTTAAGGTTTGTAGTGATGGCAATGGTGCTAGCAGCACTCGGCAAAACACCACCAAACAAGTTACCGGTAGTCCAAGTACTACTAATCCCATAGTAAGCAGAAGAACCTGGAGCAGAAACAGTGCTAGAAACTTGAGGTTTACAGAGCTCGACATCATAAGATGCCCAAAGCTCTCCAACGACATTATTCTGACCAGTTTGTGCACCAAAAGTGGCAACAGTAAGGGTGCACAAGTCAAACAACTTGATATCACCAGTAACAGCACCAGTTCTAATATACTGCTTAGGCATAACAGTCTCAGCCGGAGCACATTCAACAGGAAGAACAGTATTCTGGGAAGGGACAGTATCAACTGACCACATCTCATTCAACAACTGAGTCTTATTAACGAAAGTAGGAGCATCAGCACGGTACTGAGCAGCGAGCATAACGCTACCCATAGCCGTATTGGTACCAGAAACAAGAGCAGTAGCACTTGTAGACTTATATTCGAAGACTAGACCCTTAAAAGAGTATTCCTGAAAATTCTGAGCAACAGCAGACAAATAGGGAAAAGTAGAGGCCAAACCGGGATTAATTGCAAATGGATAAGTGAGGAAATTAGCACCATTCATAGTAATATCACCGATATATTCTCGGTGTTTAATACGAACAGACTCATTAGAACTATGCATAATCGGGACTTGTGAGGTGGCATTCCAAAGAGAATTGGTCATAGCATAAGAGCCAGAACCAAAAATCTTCGGAAAACCAAAGAAAGATGAAGCAAGATTGCCACCCTTGAGGAGCAAACGCCCAAGGTCAGTGACTTCAGAGCCAGGACGATTGTTCATTTGCTTGAGCATGCGGGTGACAGTTGCAAGCTCATTATTGGAGGAGGTGGAGGCCTTCTTAGGCCTCTTAGATTTAGTTTTTCTTTTTGGTGGCATGTATTGGATCCCTCGCCACAAGAGACTGTTCATCGTGTGAAACCATAAATGGAAACCCGTGCAGTCGTTCGACATTCCGCTGTTAGGCTTAGTAGTAAAACATGTTTCAGATTGGGCGGTACCACAAAGTGGCCCTACCATGAAAACATATCGAACGGGTACGTAAATATTTACTGGCAAATTGGCGGCGCCTAAAGGCCTTCCAACTACCAAACGTTTTGGGTAATCACAACACACAACCCAATGGTTAGCAACCACCCCACCCTTTATACGTCTGGTGCGACGTTTCATGATACGTTAGAAAGGTAGTGTTAGCCACCTCTCAACATCAGGATCGTTAAAACCCAATATTGAGCGTGTGCTATAGGACTTTTCGATACTCAACTGTTCCTCTGGAGAAATACCGAAAGCCCAGTAAAAAGAAGCTCGGGATTGTTCACTCGGTTCACCATGTGAACGAGAGCAACCCTCAGCCATTTTCCGGACGCCCCAACCCCAAACATTACTAAGAGGTTGGGCTTTACGCCCAACGGAAGACCGTAAGTACATACTATAAAAGCTATCCCAAACCGGAAGTGATCCAGCAAGGGCAATGCCTCCAGTACCTACAGCCTTAATCCAACTCAAGAACTCAACAGGTCGATAATACGGGTGCATACAAGTGGCATCCTTAGAGATAGCCACTCGCGGGTCACGCACCATAGTGTAGTCAAATGCCCCTGGCCCAACCCAGACAGGTTGGGCTTGACAAAAGGAGATTTGCTCAAAGGTGTAGACAGGCTCTTCAATTACCATTGTAAAGCCCATCTCTCGAAACCACCTAGGAGCAGAAGCACGAAACTTTTGATATTCATGCGACTCCATAATAACAACACAATCATCACCGTTATTGACCAACTCAATCACAATGGATAGCTCAGCAGCATAACTACTAACCAT